ACAGGTATTAAATTAGGTAAATCATATTTAGTTTGGTTTAGTCATAATAATGAAAATTATAAGGTTATTGAAACAAAAGAATATTCATATTTTGTTAATATTATTTTTAATAATAGAATTAATGAAATTAAAGGTATGTAAATTGAACTCTTTTTCGATATAAACCAAGATTATCATTTTCAAAATATAAGTAGTTTTCAAATAGTAATAAATCTGCTTTGTTTGTTATTCTAACTTGAGATGATTCACCCCCTCTACTTTTAACTATTCTGATTTTAAAATTTTTAATTCCAATATTATTGAATAATTCAGTAATAAAATACCAATCCTGATTTTTATTACCAGTAAACGCTATTGAATGATGACCCTTATTTTTGATTGTAACTGAACCGTCACCATCAAAAAAGCCTCTAAACCAATATACTTTTAATTGTTCTGGGATTTTATTTAATATTAATTCAGGTGAGTTTGTTTTATTACGATAATCGTTCTCAATTAAAAATTCACCTAAAACTCTACTCGACACCCAATTTATTGAGATTTTACGTGGTGTTTTCGCATAACTACCAATATTATTACATTCAAATGTATTCCAATCACCTGAGAATTGTAATATTGTTTTAAATGTTTGATTATCGTCAGTCTTTGAACTATGTTTTACTATTGGTGTTTTCGCTTTATTATTTGCAAATGAAACATGACCATCTGCCCATAACAAACCTAAAATATATGCAATTTCTTTTTTATTAATATTTTTAAAATCATCAAAATTAATTCTATTTTTCATAATTATTTGTATTAGTTTCCCATATCATGTTTTTTAAAAAACCACGTATTATGTACGTGGTTTTAATTAAAATTATAAGTGTTTGATTATAAGTTAAGTATACACCTCCACGGTTGAACCTCAAGTGTGACATTAGTTAGTTCATCATTACCATAATCGTTTTCTCCAAAATCAATACTGGTTATCATACATTGTTCTAAGAACCATTTCTCAACCTCAACACCTGTTGGGTCTAATGATTTAAGTACAATATTTTTTTTATAACCAGCAGCATAACCCATACGACCAGTTAATGATTCTGCGTGTAAACGAACCCATTCCATAAGTTGTTGTGAGGTAGAAGGACCGATAGGGTCAAGGAACGTAATACTCATTGTATCCCAAGTATATCTACCAGCAACATAATTTTGTTCATTCATATATGGAATTGCCACACTATTTATTTTCATCGAAGGTCTTTTGAACTTCTGAACTTTCCAAACCTGAATACCTAATGCATCATCGAATACTGCAAAGAATCGATTAACTCTTTTTGGTTCATATTCGAAAGGCATTGTTCTTATCATTGTTTCTTCTGCTGCCATTTTATATTATTATTAAATTTATTATTTATTTATGTGTTTATAATAAATACTCATATAATTAAAATTTATATGAATATTTATTTAGGCATTTGTCCAGTCCTTTGAAAATGTCTATATTCGTTTTGTGTTAAATCTGCAAGTGTTCTTACTTTTTCAACTTCAACAACTGATTCATCATCTGCAAGATTTTTCAAATCATTTAAATTTAGTTCATCAATAGTTTCTGTAAGACTTTCCTTAATTAACGTTTCATTAGTTTCTTCTTTGTTTTGATTAAAAATATTTTTCTTTTTTGACATATTATTTTGTTTTTAATTTACTTAATTTATTTTTAATTTACTTAATTTATTTTTATATATCAATAATGCACAATTTTTACAAAGTTGACCTGCACCTTCAATATAATTTTCTCTATTTTCAATGTTAGTGTTTATTAAAATATTTAATTCCTCACCACAAAGAACACATACTTCATTTTTTATGTTTTCTCTCATTATATGTTTATATTATTAATGATGAATCCGTAAATTACGGATTCATCATGTTAATTTATGCACCAACATCAGCAAATGATGCGCCTGAAGGTGTGATTGTAAATGTAATACCAATGAATTCAACAGCACGTGTTGGTTTCAAGAATATTTCACCATATAATTCATTTCTATCACGAGTTTCTGGAGTATTATTACTATTATCCATTTTAATTCTAAAGTCAGTTAAACCTCTTTCTCTTTTAATACTATCTAAGATAGGGTTTGCTTTATTTAAAAATTGGTCAATTGTTGCTTGGTCATTTTGTTCAAATAAAAGTCTAACTGAAATGTTAGCAATTAGTATTTTAATTTGAAGTAATAATCTACGAACATTAATCCTGTCAAGTGCGCTTTCTTTAATTTGAAGTGTTTTCTGTCCAAAGATTGCAGTACCTGTATCTGCAAAGTCAGCCATTGGGTTAACTCTACCAGCATAAAGAATATCACGTGCTTCTAATGAAAGTTTAAATTGTGATTTTCTTGCATTAGTTACACCACGATTAAGACCAGCAACAGCAAACCAAGGAAATGAAACGTTATCAGTAAATGCCATTGCTTTTACAACCTCACCTGTTGGTGGAATATAAACATTAACATTATTTTGAGTATCATTCATTTGAATCCAAGGGAAATAAGTACAACAATAGCTACTATCAATTTCACTTTCTGCAAGGAATTGTGAAATTTGTGTTGCAGCAACTACATCCATTTTTCCACCGTCACCAATCGTTGATTGAAATTCAGCACCTAATTGTGGTGCATCAATAACATATAGTGTATCGGTACGTTGTTGTTCAATCATATCAATTGTGTTTTGAACTAAAGTAGTTTGGTCTGCCCAGTTAATCCCCGGGGTTGCAAAAAGGTTAATCGTAATTTCTTCAGGATTACTAAAAGTGTCGATTGCCATTTCCCATGCTTGAAAATCGTTTGATGGAATTACCATTGGTTCACCCGGATATCCACTCTTTCTACCACCTTGTCTATAATCATCACCATAAGAACGAGTTCGTCTATGAACATTCCAACCATCAAAGCCACCAGCAGGAACTAATGTAAATTTCCTTTTTTTCGCATCATAATATGGGTTCTCAATATCATCAGTATCTCTAAATGTTTTAAAATCAGCATCACCACCAACAAACTCACCAATAGTCATTTCACCATTAACATACACATTACCAGTAACACCAGAATCCATGTGAAAACCCATTGTTTTTGTAAATGCTGATGATGGTTGTCCTGCGTAAAAATTATTAAAATTAAACATATCTTGATTAATTCCTTTACCAGTATAACCTAACTCAGAAATTCCTAAATAAGTTTTATTAACCTTATCAGTATCTTGATATTTTGTTTTATAAAGAATTATCGGTGCTATTCCATTATTTGTATCTTTAGTTACAGTAACATCATAATTATTAAACATATAACCTTCAAAACCTGCTGGGAATACATCTAAAGGTAATTCTTCAGCAACTTCAACCATAACATATTTACTTAACAGTGAATATTCACCATCACTCGTACCAATTTTTCTACCAATATATGTTGATGCTCCTTTAATCATTGAACATTTTTGATATGTTTCTAAAACGATTGGATTTGCATCGGTATCGTAAAAATTACGAATAACCACATCAAATTCGCCAGTATATGGGTTAATGTTTGCTACACTTATTTTAATTTCCTCATTACCTGCATCACCATCAGAAATACTAATAAATTTAAATAATCTATCAACAGTACTACCTTTTAATTGTGATACAACCCAAGGTGTTTCTGGTGTTTTAAAACTTGTTTCATAATCACCAAAAATATTATTATCCTTATCTGTTTCAATCATATCAGTTTTAATACCATATGCAATACCATCAGCATCAAGTTTTCTAATAAGGTCAGGATAAATAGCCTCAACCCAAATCTTTGTTGATTTATCTTTAGGTTGATTACCAATTACGTTTGGTAAGAAATTACTATTATTAGGATTTAATGACACTTCGTATATTACAGTACTACCTGTTAGTGCTGATGTTATAGGATTAATACCTGAATTCGATGCAGTTAATTCAAATGATTCAAAAACATCACCAACACTATTAAGTGTTTTATTATTTGATATCGTAAGTGTTCCTGTTTCAAATTTTGTTGATTGAATACCACCTGTTGGTATATCCGAATCACCTCTACTTCTAATAACAGCTAATACCATATCTTCATATTCACTTAATGATGTACCAGTATATGTTGTAGTAAGACCAGTAACTGTACCTGTTGAAGCTGATGGAATATAACTCACAACCTCAAAAGTATTTACTATTTTTGTAAAAACTTTACTTAAGACATTTTTAGTCCAACCATTATCGGTTTTCCCAGTAATACCAAGACCACCAACTGTTACACCATTATATACATTATTTGTAAATGGTGTTGGTCCGAATGGAATATCAACCGATGTTGTACCTGTTGAACTTGATGATGTATCAACACCAGCTTCCATTCTAATATTCCATGATTTACCTGCTTGATATCCACTAAGACCTAATACTCTTGTTACCCAAAGTTGTTGTGCTTCATCTAAGAATGCATTTGCGACATAAGGTAATTGATATTGTAATGTTTTATCTTGAAATCTTTTAGTACTTTGTGAACCGAATCTTTCTGAGAACTGATTCTGGTCTTGGACAAATGTAGGTTCAAAGGCTGGTCCTTTTTGAGTTTCACCAGCTAATCCTAATGTTGTTATTCCAACGTTACGTGTTACATATGTAAGGTCACGTTCTTTAAATTTATACCCCGGAGAGGTAAATACAAAATCTGCCATGTTATTTATTTATTTAATTATATTATTTTTCTTATTATATGTGATGTTCATTCGTTTACAATAAATACTAAAAAATTATCGAAAAGGTCTTTTAGACCAATTATTATCATTTCATAATTAATTGTAATTATCCTCAATTATGAGTTTTATTGTGTCGATTTTACTCAATTTAAATAAATTTCATTTTTATTGACTTTAATTCGTCTTGATTTAATTAAAAATTATTTTAAAATAATTTAAAAATTCATGATATTCGAGTTTTTATCGTATAAGTATTTATAGAAAAGATTATTATTATGAATAAATCACAACGAATATATTTAAGTACTGGTAATACTGGAAATGATTTTGAAGATAAATATATTAAGGTAAAACTCGAACAAGATGTTGAAACGCTTGAGTTTATGTCATTAAAAATTGGGACTGCTGATATATATCAAAATTTTAATGCTGATTATGGTGTGCTTGTTGGTAGAGTAGTTGCAAATGGTGGTATTGGTATTCAAAATGCCAAAATAAGTATATTCATACCATTAACAGATGAAGATGCTGAAAACAGTGATATTTATAACATCTACCCATACAAAAACCCAAGAGATAAAAATAATGAAGGAAAACGTTATAATTTATTGCCTCGTGTTGGTGTTAAAGATATTAAAACAGGGGTAGTTAGTCCAAAACAACCATTTGGTAGTTTTCCTATTAAAGAAGAAATTCTTGGCAACGAACCATTCTTAAACGTTTACAAAAAATACTATAAATATACTGCCCTTACGAATAGTGCTGGTGATTATATGATATTTGGTGTACCTGTTGGTACACAAACAGTTCATTTAAGTTGTGATATTACCGATATTGGCAAGTATAGTATGACTCCTGCTGCAATGGTAACTAACTTAGGTTATTCACCAAATTTATTTAGTGATGGTGGTAATCGAATTAAGGAAAGTTCTGATTTAAATGACCTTCCACATATTGAAACTCAAGAAATTAGTGTTGATATTAGACCATTTTGGGGTGATGTTGAGAATTTTGAGATTGGTATTACTCGTCAAGATTTTAGAATTAGGTCAGTACTTAAAAATACTTTTGTAATTTTCGGCAGTGCTTTCACTGATGGTGATAATTCAATGTGGGGAAATAATGAAAAGGATGGTAAAGATATTTTTGAATTGTATAAACTTAGAGGCGATACTAATATTAATAAGGGTATGGTTTCCAAACGAATTGGAAAGATAACTGAAAAGATTTATTATTACCCATCCAATATAAAAGATAGTGATATTGATTCTAATAATGTTGACCCAAAGAATGGTATGTCATTATTAGACCCATCAGAATATTCAATTTATAAAAGAGATGGTAATTTCATATTTATTATTAGTTGTAATCGAAGTAAAGTAATTACTAATGAATTTGGTGGTGAAACACCAATTGATAATGATTCGACAATTGGTGGGGTTTTTACTAAATTTAGGGGTTTTATGATATTAGAAATTACACCTGAAGATGTACCAATGAATTTCTCTGGTGATATTGGTACTAACACTAAATTGATACCAATTAGAAGTAAATTTAAATTTCCTCAACATGCTGATGAGGGTCGTGGTTTACGTAGGGATAATAAAGATGAACAAGCCAGTAATGATGTTG